AACCGACGGCTACGTTGTTCTTTGATCTCGAGGCCGGGGATCTGGCCGTAGAGGGCTGGGCTGGGGACACGATCCGTCCCCGCACTTGGCAGGAGTGTCGCGATTTCGCCGTTTTCATCGGCGGCCCGAACCCAGCATTGCGCGACGACCAGCCTTACAGCCAAGCCCACTTCGATGCCGTGTGCGCACGCTTCGGCGCCCCGGCGGCGCTGGACAAGTACGACACCGTATTCGTTGACTCCATCACCGTGGCCGGACGCTTGTGCCTGCAGTGGTGCAAGGGTCAGCCACAGGCTTATTCGGAGAAGACTGGCAAGCCTGACAGCCGTGGTGCGTATGGGCTGATGGGCCAAGAAATGATCGGCTGGCTCACTCATTTGCAGCACACACGCGGCAAGAACGTGTGGTTCGTCGGCATTCTCAATGAGGCCCTGGACGATTTCAATCGGCGCGTTTTTTCGCTGCAGATTGATGGCTCCAAAACTGGCCTTGAGTTGCCAGGCATCGTCGATGAAGTCGTCACCCTCGCCGAACTGAAGGCTGACGACGGCACCAGCTACCGCGCCTTTGTTTGCCACACGCTGAACGCTTGGTGTTTCCCAGCCAAAGACCGCTCCGGACGGCTCGATCCGATCGAGGAGCCACACCTCGGCCGTCTGATGGAAAAAATCGCCGGTCCTGCCAAGCCCGCTGCAGAGCGGCTCGATTTCGCGCGTCCTGCGCCCGCCTCAATCCCCGAATCCATTTCAACTCAGGAGTCCTGATCATGACCTATTTCGATTTCAATTCCGCGTCCGAACAAACCTCCTTCGACCTGATCCCCAAGGGCACGCTGGTGCGTGTCCGCATGACCGTCAAGCCGGGTGGCTTCGATGACGCATCGCAGGGCTGGACTGGCGGCTACGCCACGCGTAATGACAACACCGGATCGGTGTACCTGAACTGCGAGTTCGTCGTGATGGAAGGCGAATTCGCAAGGCGCAAGATGTGGTCGCTCATTGGTCTGCACAGTCCCAAAGGCCCTGAGTGGGCCAATATGGGCCGCACCTTCGTCAAGGCGATTCTCAATTCGGCTCGTGGCGTTCATCCCGGTGACAGCAGCCCCGCAGCACAGAATGCACGCCGTATCAGCGGATTTTCTGATCTGGACGGCATCGAGTTCCTCGGCAAAGTCGACTGGGACAAGGACCAGAACGGCCAGGACAAGTGCGTGATCAAGTCTGCGATCACGCCTGACCACAAGGATTACGCAGCGCTGATGGGCGGCACCGCTCAGCCCGCATCGACAGCCAATACTCCCAACGCCTATGCCCAAGCCACCGGCCGCGCCCCGATTCCGGGCCGTCCGAGCTGGGCTCAGTAACGGAGGGTCACGCTCATGATGCTCCGTCCCCGCCAATCACTGTTGGTCGAACGCACCTTGTCTGCGCTCGATGAACACGGAAACACACTGGCCGTCGCACCGACGGGGTCGGGCAAGACCATCATGCTGTCGGCGGTGACCGGCAGCTTCTTGGTCGAACCCGATGCCAAGGCCTGCATCCTGGCGCATCGCACTGAACTCACTGGCCAAAACCGCGCCAAGTTCGAACGCGTGAATCCGGGCATGCAAACGTCGGTGTTCGACGCGAACGAAAAGTCCTGGCACGGCCAGGCCACGTTTGCGATGGTCCAGACCTTGTCGCGTCTGCCACATCTTGAGCAGATGCCAACGCTGGATCTGCTCGTGATCGACGAGGCCCATCACGCCTCGTCGCCAAGCTACCGGGCGATCATTGATGCCGTGCGGACTCGCAATCCGAAAGCAGGCATCTGTGGATTGACCGCCACGCCGAACAGAGGAGACGGCAAGGGGCTGCGCGATGTCTTTTCGAACGTGGCCGACCAGATCACCCTGGGCGAGATGATCGCTGCCGGACACCTCGTTTCGCCGCGCACCTTCGTCATTGACGTCGGCGTACAGGAGGCCCTCAAAAACGTCCGCAAGACGGCCATGGACTTTGACATGGACGAGGTCGCGTCGATTCTCGACAAGCGCCTGATTACCGAAGCCGTGATCAAGCATTGGAAAGAAAAGGCATCAACTCGCAAGACCATCATTTTCTGCTCAACGGTAGCCCACGCGCAAAACGTCTGCGATGCCTTCGTGGCATCAGGCGTACAGGCAGTGCTGATCTACGGCGATTTATCCGATGGTGAGCGTAAAGCGCGCTTGGCGGAGTACGAAACCGGGCGGGCTCAGGTGGTCGTCAACGTTGCGGTTTTGACTGAGGGCTACGACTACACGCCCACTGGTTGTGTGGTGTTGCTGCGACCCAGCTCCTACAAGTCCACCTTCATCCAGATGGTCGGACGCGGTCTGCGTACTGTCGATCCGCAGGAGTTTCCTGGCGTCATCAAATCAGACTGCATCGTCTTGGACTTCGGTACAGCCAGTCTGATGCACGGTTCGTTGGAGCAAGAGGTCAATCTCGAAGGTCACCTTCACGACGGCGATGCGCCGACCAAAGACTGTCCTGATTGCGGCGCGATCGTGCCGCTGGCATGCATGGAGTGCCCGCTGTGTGGCTACGTCTGGCAACGGCAGCCACAGGAATTTGGCGTGCTGTCCGATTTCATCATGAGCGAGATCGATCTGCTCAAGCGGTCCAATTTCCGCTGGTGCGATTTGTTTGGCAGCGACGATGCGCTGATGGCGACGGGCTTCAATGCTTGGGGTGGGATCTTCTTCCTCAATGGTCGCTGGCACGCTGTGGGTGGTGCGAAAGACGTACAGCCGCACCTGCTGGCTGTTGGTGAACGTACTGTTTGCATGGCTAAGGCAGATGACTGGCTCAACGATCAGGAGACAGCTGACTCCGCACACAAGACCCGCCGCTGGCTGAACGAGCCGCCAACCCAAAAGCAGCTTCAATACCTGCCGCAGGCCATGCGTGCTGACTTCGGCATGACCCGCTATCAGGCGTCGACCCTGCTGTCCTTTCATTTCAACAAGTCGTCGATCCAGCGCCTGGTCATGGCAGCCAACGATGCCTATCGGGAGGCCGCGTGAAATGTGCCGTCTGTTCACGAACCGCCAAAGGCTTCGGCTACTTCAATCCGCGCTTGCCGCGCAGCGATCCACGACGCTACTCGGATCGCTGGGTGTTCTGCTCTATGCGTTGCCAGAACGCCTTCTCGCGGCTGATGGAAAAAAGCGGAGGTCACATGATCGATCCCAGTGACATGGAGCTTGCCGCGATGGCGTCGTGCCTGGCTCCGCTGGGTGACTACGTGGGATCGATCGGCATGCAGCGACCGCTGGCGGACTACCGCAAAGAGGAAGTGCTGATGCTGGTCGAGGTTGTAGTCACAGCCTATCAGGAGCACATGCTTGTCGAGCACGAACGCATAGCCGAAAAGGATCGCGCATTTTTTGAGGAACGCCTATCGCGCCAGAGTCAACGTGCTTCGACGGGAGTGCCGTTCTGATGCTGGACTTCAATCACCGCCCCAAGATACAGGAGCAGATCGGCGAGCTGATCGATGCCGCATTGCGCCAGCAGCGTGATAGGCAAGCGCCGCGCAATTACCTCGGTGCGTCGAGGTTGGGCGTTGCTTGCGAGCGCGCTTTGCAATACGAGTATCTGCAAACCCCCGTCGATCCTGGCCGCGACCTGCCAGGCCGCGTGCTGCGCATCTTTGAGGTCGGACACACCCTAGAAGATCTGGCCATCCGTTGGCTACGCATGGCCGGATTCGACCTTTACACGCAGAGAGCCAGCGGCGGTCAGTTCGGCTTTTCCGTCGCGGGCGGTCGCATTCAGGGACACATCGACGGTGTCTTGAATGGTGGCCCCACCGAGCTTGGCATGGCTTATCCCGCCCTGTGGGAGTGCAAGACCATGAACGACAAGTCCTGGCGGGACACGGTCAAGCACGGCGTCAGCAAATCCAAACCGGTATATGCCGCGCAGATGGCCATCTACCAAGCCTACATGGAAGCCAGCATTCCGGGCATTTCTGCGAACCCTGCATTGTTTACCGCCATCAACAAGGACTCTGAAGAGATCTGGTTCGAGCTGGTGCCATTCGACGGCGGCCTGGCGCAAAGGATGTCAGATCGTGCGGTTCGGGTGATCACGGCCACGGACAGCCAAGACCTGTTGCCGCGCCATGCCACCACACCAACGCATGTTGAGTGCAAGTTCTGTCTGTGGCAGGACCGCTGCTGGAGGTCGACATGATGACCGACAACATCATCTGGCTCGATTTCAATGACGCGCCCGAGCAGCGCGACGAGCTGGTCTCCGACACCGATGTGCTACGAGTAGGAGTATTGGATCGTCTCGAGGCTGTCCTTCACTACCTCTTTCCGCAGGGACGCATCCGGGGTGGCAAGTTCTACGTGGGCGACGTCGACGGTAACGCTGGTAAGAGCCTGGTGGTTGAGCTTGACGGTCCACGGCGCGGTCTATGGAAAGACTTTTCCACCGATGAGGGTGGCGATGTCATTGATCTGTGGGCGCGTTCGCAGGGACGCTCCGCTCGGCATGACTTTCCAAGGCTGGCAGCCGAGATCCGCCAGTGGCTGGGCATCGTGTCGCACTCACACTCGCACTCGCACTCTGTCGTCCGCCAACCCGTTCGTACCAATGCAGTCGACGAGCTCGGCCCGTATACAGCGAAATGGGATTACCTGACGCCAGACGGGCAACTGATCGCCTGCGTCTATCGCTATGACCCGCCGTCAGGCAAGGAGTACCGGCCATGGGATGTCCGTGCCCGTATGTGGCGAGCGCCCGATCCGCGTCCGCTCTACAACCTCCCCGCAGTGTCCAAGGCCAAGCAGGTGATTTTGGTCGAGGGTGAAAAATGCGCTGATGCATTGATCGCAGCAGGCATCGTGGCGACCACCGCCATGAACGGAGCCAAAGCGCCTATCGATAAAACGGACTGGCTACCCTTGGCCGGTAAGTCGGTAGTGATCTGGCCGGATCGGGACGCGCCGGGCTGGGACTACGCCGAAAACGCTGCGCGAGCTTGCGTGGCTGCCGGTTGCGCCTCCGTGGTGATCCTAGTTCCGCCCACGACCAAACCAGAGAAATGGGACGCTGCTGATGCGGTCGCGGAAGGCTTCGATTGCGCGACGATGATTGCCCAAGGCGAACGCCGTGTGGTGAAAGCTGCGGCTCCATCGCTACCCACGTTCACGCTGGGCGCACTGCTCGACGATGATTCACCGCTGCCACCTGACCTGATCTCGCCGCGCGTGCTTACCCCCGGCGGCATGCTGGTGTTTGGCGGTGCACCGAAGGTTGGCAAGAGCGACTTCCTGTTGTCGTGGCTCGCGCACATGGCTGCTGGCGCGACCTTTCTGGACATGCGCCCACCCCGGCCACTGCGGGTGTTCTATTTACAAGCCGAGGTGCAATACCACTACCTACGCGAACGCGTGAAGGACGTGCGGCTGCCATCCCACCGGCTGCTTGAAGCACGCGACAACTTCGTTGCCACCTCGCAACTGCACATGGTGCTGGATGACGCGGGCCTGGCCCAAATCATTCCTGCAATCGCGAACGCGTTTAGGGGCTTACCTCCCGACATCATTGCCATCGACCCGATCCGCAACCTGTTCGATGGCGGGGACGCAGGCGGCGAGAACGACAACGGCGCGATGCTGTTTTTTCTGTCGCAGCGGGTGGAAAGAATTCGTCAGGAGGTGAACCCGGATGCCGGAGTCGTCCTCGCCCACCACACCAAGAAGCTCGGGAAAAAGCAGTTCGAAGAAGACCCGTTCCAGGCATTGGCCGGTGCTGGCAGTCTGCGCGGCTACTACTCAAGCGGGATGGTGCTGTACCGCCCAGACGAGTCTCGCAGTACGCGCCAGCTCATCTTCGAATTACGCAATGGCCCCGGCATCCCCCTCAAACACGTGGACAAAATCCACGGCGAATGGCGCGAGGTGGATTCCAGTGAGCGTCTGGTCATGCAGGAATACGGGCAACGTCTGGACGCCGAACGTC